TCGTCGCCTACGACAAGAGCGGCAACCGGTCTGCCAGTGCGAATGCGATCGTCACCACCGTCTCGGCGGTCTCGGGTCTGAACGCGGTCGAGACCGTCAGCGAGGCGGCGCCCTTCCCGGGCACCCATGACCGGACCATCGAGCTCGGCGGCGCGCTCCTCCTCGACCGGATGCCCCAGGCCCCGTTCATCGACGGGATCGCGGATGTCTCGGCGGTCACCGACTGGAGCGCGATCGGCGCGGGCGACACCTGGCCGGACGGGCGCTACCGGCTTGCCGGCACCGTCGATCTCGGTGCCGTCTACACCAGCCGTCTCACCGCGGCGGTGACCATGTCGCGCTTCGAGAAGGGGGTCGGGGTCGACGGCGTCCGGGACGTCTCGGCGCTCGAGGACTGGAGCCAGCTCGGCGCTAACCTGACCCGCCTCGACGATATCAACACCTGGCTGGAGCTGCGCTCGACCCCGGACGATCCGGGCGCTGCGCCGGCCTGGTCGGACTGGATGGCGTTCCGGGCCGGGGACTACCGGGCGCGGGCCTTCGAGTTCCGCCTGGTGCTGACCAGCGCGAACCCGGAGGCAAGCCCGAGCGTGTCCGGCGTCACGGTCAGTGTCGACATGCCGGACCGGATCGCCGCCGGGCAGGACATCTCGTCGGGCGCTGCCCCGAAGGTGGTCGGGTTCATCCCGGCCTTCCGGGCGCTGACCTCGGTCGGCGTGACCGCCCAGGACATGGCCAGCGGCGATTACTGGGAGATCACGGCCAAGTCGGCGACCGGGTTCACCATCACGTTCCGGAACGCGGCCGGCACGCCGGTCGACCGGATTTTCGACTACCAGGCCCTCGGCTATGGAGAGGCGGCATGAGCCAGAGCGATTTCGTGATCGAGACGATCGCGGTCAACGGCAACGACTTCGCGGCCGACGTGCAGGCGGCTTTGCGCGCGGCCGTGACGCTGAGCGCCGGGACCGGCGACCCGCCCGCCACCTATCCACAGCAATGGAAGCTCGACACCGGGGCCGCGCCCTGGGTGCTGAATGTCCGCAACGCCGCCAACGACGCCTGGATCCCGGTCATCGAGATCGACGACGGCGACGACGAGGTGCGCCTGATCGCCAAGCTCCTCACGATGACCGGCCAGATCCTCGCCGCCGGGGGCACGGTGGGCGCGCCGGGGATCGCCTTCTCCGGGGATCCGGACACCGGGATCTACCGGATCGGCGCCAACAACCTCGGCCTGGTCGCCAACGGCGCCCCGGTCCTCGAGATCGCCGACCGGATCGCGCTCTTCCGCAAGCAGGTCCGCAGCTCCGTGCTGACGCTGACGAGCGCGACCGCGATCGCGGTCGATCTCGCGGCCGAGAACGTGCAGCTCGTCACCCTCGACCACAATGCCACCTTCACCCTCTCCGGCGCCGCCCTCGGGCAATGGGCGACGCTCTGGATCCGGCAGGGCGCGACCGGCGGCACCGCCGCCTGGTCCGGCGTCACCCGGTGGCAGGGCGGCGGAGCCGCGCCGTCGCTCTCGACCGTCACCGGCGATTACGACGTGGTCAGCCTCTTCGTGCCCGAGGCTGGCGTCGTCGTCGCCAGCCACATGGGGCCCTGATGCATCCGCTCGCACGCATGTGGGGCGGCGTGGCCCCGATCGAGATCATCGCCGAGGACGTGGGCAATGCGGTGACCGGCGTCAGCACCGCGAACTTCACCCTGATCGCCGTCGGCGCCGAGGCCGCGGGAAAGACGCTCATCTGCGCGCTGACCCATTCCTCGAACACCTCCGCCGCGGTCACCATCACCAGCGTGACCGTCGATCCGGGCGGCGCCGCAATCCCGATGACCAGGGTCGCAGAGGGGCTCGCCACCGACGAGACCGAGACCCATCGCGCCGCCATCTATGTCGCCGACATCTCGGCGATCGCCGGCGCGACGGTCACGATCCGGGTCATATCGACCGGCACCGCGGAAGGCTTCGGGCTCGACGCGGTGAGCCTCCGGCATCTGCGCTCGCTGACACCGACATCGCTCAGCCAGCACCAGCAGGCGAGCGGAGCGGCCATCACCACCGACGCAGTCGTCTCCGGCCTGGCGGGCGGCTTCGTCATCGGCTGCGCACTCAACGACATCACCGGCAACCCGGCGACCTGGAGCAGCCTGACCGAGCAGGACCAGTCAAACACCGGGGGCAGCGGCCGGGATCATGCCCGGACATCGGCCTGGGACCTGCTGCCGAACGGGCGGGCGGCGGCGACCGAGACGGTGACCTGGTCGACGGGCACCTCGGACACCAGCGCGATCGCGGTCGCGGCGTTTCGATAGGAGCAGGCAATGATGCGATACCGGATCAGGCGCGCGGCAGATGGCGGCCAGGCCGCCGACGTCGGCCCGCGGGAGGGGTTCACCATCGCCAGGGTCAGCTATCCGCCCGACTGGCTCGCGCGCGGCGGCGCGGTGCCCGGCCACGACGTCGTCGCCTACGACCCGCCGAGGCCGCCCCCGCCGCCGCCGCCAGCGCGCTGGCGGGTCGATTACCTGACCCTGCTCGACCGGCTCCCGGACGCCAACGCCGAGGCGGTTGCCGCCTTCGTCGAAGGCCAGCCGGCCAAGCGGCGCGAGCGCATCCGCCAGCAGGGCGTCTGGTCCGACGACCAGGCCCTGCGGGCCCGCCTGGCGCAGGCGGGCGAGGATCCGGACCGGGTGCTGGCGCTGTAGCGCGGCCCATCCCCCAACCTGCGGCGCCAGATCAGGCCATAGGCGGAGTGAGACCCATGACCCTATCCCGAACCGAAGGCGGCCACGTCCGCATGTCCGAGGCAGACCCCGGATCATGGTCCGGGGCGGATGCTGGATCCCTCTCCGGGGGATCCCTGTCCGGGGGATCCCTATCCGGGCCGGGCTTCGAGGCGATGCTGGCGCGCGCCGCCGAGCAGGGCGCCCGGCGGGCGCTGGCCGATGTCGGGCTCGAGGGGCCCGAGGCCGCCCTCGACATCCGCGACCTGCGCGCACTGCTCGATTGCCTGCGCTTCGTCCGCCGCACCGCCGTGCAGACCGCTGTGCGGCTCGTCACCACCGGTGTGATGCTGGCGCTCCTCACCGGCATCGCCGTGAAGCTCAGGGTGTTCGGGCCGGGGCCGTGAACGCGGCAGGCCGATCCAGATCGACCCACTGAGCCTCACCGTCCCGCCGTCTGGCAGGGCGAGCCGCGGTTGATCCGCTGGTTCAACGGAAAGGTCCGGCGGACTTGTCCGAGCGGAGAACGCGCCCCGAGCCCCCGCGAGGGGCCGGGGTATTTTTTTGGAGGATCCCATGACGACAAGCTTCTACCGCCACTGGCGCGATGTCCCCGAGGGGATCTGGCGCTGGCCCAATTTCGCGCCCGCCGAGATCGCCTGCCGGGGCACGGGCAAGCTGCTGATCAACGCGCCCGCGCTCGACAAGTTACAGGCGCTGCGCGATCGGCTGGGCAAGCCGCTGATCGTGCGCTCCGCCTATCGCAGCCCCGAGCACAACCTCGCCGTCGGCGGCGCAACCCGCTCGAAGCACCTCGACGGCGCCGCCTTCGACATCGCCATGGCGAACCACGATCCGGTGGCCTTCGAGGCGGCGGCGCGAGAGATCGGCTTCCTCGGCTTCGGCTTCTATCCGCGCTCGGGTTTCATCCATGTCGACCTCGGACCCGCCCGCCAGTGGGGCGACCGGTTCCCGGTCCGAGAGACGGCCTTCGCGGCGGAAATCCCGCCTGCGCGCGAAGTGCTGGCCGACAGCCGCACCATGAAGGGCGGCGGCGCGGCCGGGCTCGCCACCGTCGGCGCCGCCGGGGTCGAGGTGGCGCCGGACGTGCTGGCTGAGACCCAGGCCGCGATCCAGCCGCTGGTGCCCTGGCTCGACACGCTGCGCTGGGTGTTCATCGCCGTCGCGCTCGTCGGCATCGCGGTCACGATCTACGCCCGCTGGGACGACTGGCGCCAGGGGAGACGCTGACATGGCGGCGATGATCGCGACGGCCCTCGCCTGGCTCGCCGGCAACCGGCGGACGCTGATCGCCGCAAAATGGGGCGCCATCGCGCTCACGGTGCTGCTGTTCCTGCTCTCGATCCGCCGCGCCGGCG